GAATTGAAAGTAGTAGGTCACTTAGACGCTGCTATAATACACAAAGATAATGATGAGAATTACATTCAGGCAGATATATTTGATGTTAAGACTTGTGCGTCATATAAATGGCGTATGAAGTTTGGTCGTCAAAAAGAAACTAATCCTAGTTTCAATTATGAATTACAAATAGGTACATACGGTCTTGGCGTACAAGCAAAATATGATGTTGATGATGTTACACTTAGTTTACTATGGTATAACAAAGATACATCTGCTATGCGAGTACAAGAGATTGATGCACTTAAATGGACTTCTGAAGCCCTTCAGTATTGGGATGATTGTTGGGAGTCTATTAATGCAGTTGATAATCCTGATGATATGGTTCCGGGTGTAGACTTTGGTGTACCAATGATGGATTGGGAATGTAGATATTGTGGTTATACTGAATATTGTAAGGGAATATAAAATGAAATGTTGTATTTGTAATGTACAAGTAAGAGACAAGATGAGTCATAATGCCTCTCCATTTGACGATGGAAGGTGTTGTGGCACTTGTAATGAACAATATGTAATACCGTATAGAATAAGAATAGGATATTTGGAGGTAAAGAATGTCTGAATTAGTAAGAATAGATGAACTAGATAGTATTAAAACTGCTTTGAGTCAAGTAACAGAGCAACATACAACTATTAGTAATCTTAAAACACCTAAAGCGTACATAAAGAAGAAGATGGGTATGGACTATGTTGAAATAGGCTATATGAAGGCTATTGCTGATAAAGAGTTTCCGGGTTGGTCTTGGGAAATCATAAAATCAGAGGCACTAGGCTCAGCAGCTTATGTTGTGCATGGTAGATTGAAATGGTACGACAATGGAGTTATGCGTGCAGGTGATATGGTAGCAGCACATCGTATACAAACAAAGAAAGGTAGTGGAACTGAATTTGTTGATGTTGGTAACGACATTAAATCAGCAAATACTGATTGTATGAAGAAGGCTTTGAATATGTATATGAATATTGCAGATGATGTGTATAGAAATCAGTACGAAGACCCTGAGTTAACAGATGACCAAGTGAAAGCAATAACTAAACTCGCAGGAGAAATAAGTGATGAAGAGTTTGTCAAGATTGACACTCAACTACAAGAAAAGAAGTTAAATGCTTTGAACTATAAAGCGTCATTTGCAAAACTAAAACGACTAAAGGAGGCTAAATGAAGCCATTTGGAACTATAGACGAGGGTCTATTAACAGAAGGTATCGAATACACTATTGGTATAAACGATGGCACAATGTTTAAGCGTGTTATCTATAAGGGGACTAAACTCTTTAATGGTAAGCCAATGATGTGTTTCGAGACAGAAAGTAAAAGTCAAGTGTCAGTTAATCCTAGTTATCATTCGTTTACGATTGAGGAACAAGGTCAGTTTCCGACACCTGAAGACTTTAATAAGGAAAACACTATTAGTATAAGAGATATTAATAGTCAAATTAGTAAAGGAGAGTAATCGTGGGTAAACTAACAGTAGCCGATGCAGAAAAGCTAGTCAAAGATGGTTTATTGGATAATAAAACTGTTGCACAAATGCAAGAGGAAGGTCTAATAAGCAAAGGAAGACGCAATACTAAGAAATATATTAAGACCAAAGATGGTAATTGGGTATCACCTCAATTATACTTTCAAGGTGTTAATGGTTCTGAGTATTCTAAAAAGATGATTGATTTCAGAAATGATTTCAATGCGTTACTAGAAAAATATGCAACAACTCGTAATAATAAGTAAGGAAAAGTAAAACTATGAAGACATTAGAAAATACTACTTTTAATGAAAGCACAGATGCCTATCAACCTATTGTAGCAGGTACATATCCTGCTCATGTAATCGCTTTTGAGTCAAGAGAGATAAACAACAGTGTTGTTTTCAATATGACTTTTAAGATTGCAGACAAAGTAGCAGAGATGGAAGTTCCTGTCTATGCTCAGATTGATGGCACTTATCAAGCAACACTAGACGCTGATGGTAATGCAGTTACTCGTAAAGGTTCACACCTTATCGGTAAAGAAATACGCTCAGCAGGTGTTTGGCTAACTCCTAATCCAAGTGAAGGTGAAGGTTGGAAGAATCGTAAATACAAAGAGTTCTTTGAGAACTTGGGTGTTTCTTTTCCAACAGACGACAATGGTAATGTTCAGTTGGGTCAAGTAGAAGAGGAAGATGTATTGGGTCATCCTTGTCTTGCTAAAATTGATGAACAAGAGTTCACAAATAAGGAAGGCGAGAAAAAGACTACAATGCGTGTATTCGCTGCTTACCCGTGGAATACAGGACAAAAGTTGTCTACTGATGAACTAGAAGGTGGAGATGTGCCCTTCTAAATTAATATCATGGAGACTCTGCGTGATGAAGCTGAGTGAGTGATATATTAGTGTGTCTGAGTTAAATAAACTATGGGTATAAGGTATTCGACTGCAATAACCCACACTAACTAACACAAGAAAGCCTAGTAACTATGGTAACCTTTGGACTCCGCATCGTTCAATTAATGACTTACCTATTGCTAGGCTTTTTTGCATACAGGAATATACATGATAAGACCTATTAAAAGAAAATCAATGAAGATAAGACCTTCAGGAAGAAGCAGTGATTTTATATCCCCTTCTTTTGGCTTTGGTTGTTTGCTTGAGTGTACATATTGTTACATGAAGAGACATAAGCCTGTCGGTCTTGATTACGCAACCAATGTTAATGAAATACTTGATGAAATAAATAGACATTCGCTCTTTGCTAGTGTAAAGAAGCCAAACCAAACGCATCCAAAGTATATCACCTATGACATTGCGTGTAATGAGGACTTTGCATTGCATAGTAAATACTATGATTGGGTAAATATCTTTGAGTTCTTTAGAGAACATCCAATAGCTATGGGTACATTTGCTACAAAGATAATACCTAAACAATTCTTGAAATACAATCCTGAACAGAAAATACGAATTAGATTTAGTTTAATGCCACAAATACTCTCTGATATTCTAGAGCCTAATACATCTTATATTATAGATAGAATTAGAGCAGTAGATACTTTTATAGAAGCAGGGTATGATGTACACTTAAACTTTTCTCCTGTTGTATACTTTGATAATTGGCTAGATGAATATAGAAAGCTATTTAGAATGGTAGAAGAGAATGTAAAAAATAAAGAACAAGTGTTGTCAGAAGTAATATTTCTAACACACAATGTTAAAAAGCATAAATATAATATAGGAAATAATATCGGTGATGAATCGTTGCTATGGAATCCTGAAATACAAGAACAAAAGCAGTCACAATATGGTGGTGACAATATTAGATACAGATGGTACTTGAAGAGGGATATGATTAATGATTTTAAAGAGCAACATAATGATGTGATACCGTGGAATACAATTAGATATATTTTCTAAAAGGACAAAAGGACAAGTATATGGACACGAATACAAAAGTATTGTTAATGATAAATGAAAGAATGGAAATTGGACAAAGAAAATACAAGGGAACTATTCCTATTAAAGGTGAAGGTGGCAGAGATAACCTTAAAGAATCAATTGAAGAAGCTTTAGACCTTTGTGTTTATTTGTCTGCAACATTATTAGAATTAATGGAGATTAGAGATGAAAAGAGAAACTCAGAGAAGTAAAGTTAAGAAACACCTTGAATCAGGTCTGCCTATTACTCCTATGGATGCACTAGAAAGATATGGTTGCTTTAGATTAGCAGCTATAATACACGACTTAAAGCACGATGATGGTATGCTTATTGAGAAAGAACTGATAAAGAATAAGTATGGTACAAA